TTGGTCTTTCTCTGTGCGCATAGCCTTCGTGAGCATCTGCTCAGGAATCACGCGCTTGGTTTGAGCATCGCTGAGATAGAAACGATCCGGCTCGCCCTTGAAAGGATCCCATTGGACCTTCAGGAACGAAGTGCCGCACACGGCCTTCCACAACGTGGCCATCGTGAGATGCCAATCGAAGTCCGTCACTTCACGGATGTGGTCAAAGACCTTCTCCGATAGCTGCGCTAGTTCGCGGTCGCGGCTAGTGCCGGTCGGCGGACGAACGCGGAACTTCGCATTGACCGCGAGCACTTTCGCACATGCAGCGAGAGTGCGTGAACGGATGAGGTTGATCTTGTACTGGATCGCTTCGTCGGGGTTATCGAGCGCAGCGTCGTAGAGCTTGCCCTGCTCGAAGAAGAAGCGTTGCTTTCCTGACCAGAAGGCGACGTTGGAGATCCACGACTCTTCGAGTGCGAGTCTTTCAAGACGTGATTCATGCAGACCGACACGCTTGTCGATCATCTGAATCAAGTCACCTTCGTTGGTATTGATCATCCCGCTCCTGCTGGGCGACGTGCCATGTATGCTCGCGCAATCGGCTCAGTCGAGACCTTCTCTCGATCTGTGATCTCCATAGCTCCAGCAACCGAAGCGGCTTGTGGCTTCTCCGAGAGCGCGAGCATCGCTTTCATGAGGTCGCGATTCTGCTCTGCCAAGCGTAGGTTTACGCGCACAAGTGACCAGCACACTGCCACAATAGGCAATGCGCACATCAGCGCGGTCATCACCAACACTCCGAACTCCCAGCCATTCAACATGTCAGTTGCCATTGAAGAGACGCCTCTTGGGTCGTGGCGCAGATTGACGTTGGTCGTACCGCGCCCAGTAGCGTTCTGATTCCGTCTTAGGCATTGCTGGCTCAGGACGCAATAGGCCACGTGTCCATGACTGATCACGGACAGCGAGTGCAATGCCATATGCAATTACCATGTCATCGTGACCGCGAGACTCCATCTCGCCCTTGCCGTTCCAGCGCTGATCGCGCAATTCGTACAGCAATTCCTCGTCATAGATGACACAGTTGTCATCGAACGCACGCTTGATGCGGTCGATCAGAAGAGGCTTGGTTGTGCTGTTTGTATGCCAGCCAAGCACCTCGGAAACTTGTTTGGAAATCGTGTCTTGGCGCTGGCGCTTGTAGATCTTCTTGTAGCCCTTGTTGATGGCTTCCATGCAAGCGGTGTAGCCGTGGGCTGAAGGATAGGTCTCGAACGCGAGCAGCGCTTCGTTGTAGTACCACGACAGCCAGGCGCACTTCGGCCCCCACACGTGCGGGTCATCGCGCTCTTTCCAGCGTGCGACCATCTCGCAGGTTTCGCCTTCGATCACGACTGCAACAGCAAAGTCACCTCGAGCAAGTCCGCCGGCGGTGTCGGACGCGCACACATACTTGCGGCCCTCTTCAGGATCTTTCCAGATCTGAAGTCCCCCGCGTGCGTAAGGCTCGAACTTGAAGTTCATTCAGTGCACGCGCAGCTAATGGTGTCTTCCTCGGTATCGTCAAACATAACAGACTGGGTCTTCGCAATCTCCAGCATTGCAGCGTACGACGGTCTGTCGTTGCGGAACCTAGCCCCTGATGGCTTAGAAGACAAGCCCAACGACTCCATGCGAATCCACCACTCAGCGTGCTCTGGCTCTTTGCGTAGAACCTTTTGAAGCCTGGCTTTCGACTTCAAGAAGCACAGGGTGCAGTTGCCGAAGGCGTTGTCGTTGTTCGGAAGCTCTAGATCGAACGGCATAGACTTCCAGAACTCAAGCACGTCCTTGACTGTGTGTCCAGCTTCAGCAATGGGCATACATACCAGCTCGCTCTTAGCATCGCCCTTCATCTTGGCGACACGCCGAGGCTCGTCAGCTCGAAGGCCAACGCAGTTTGTCCACTCATCCCAGCCCAGGCTGCGGCAGTACCGAATGTTGGTTCTGATCTTTAGCTCGACAGTGCATTTGCGCGTGACTGGATTTGGCACATAGTTGCACGCACGGATGAGCGCCTCAAACGGCTCGCCATTTTTTGAATAAGTGTTCTCGTCAACAACCGCAACGTCAGGCCCGTCTTTTTTGCGGCGATACTCGAGCCACGTAACCGGCGTAATGTGTTTAGAGACCTTCTCTACAAACTCATACGTCTTAGGGTGCTCTAGGCCAGTGTTGCAAAACAGTGGCAGGATGTCGCTTGGCAGTTTGCCGCCATGCGCTTCCACGATCTTCGCAAGCATGAACCCACTGGTACGTCCACCGCTGAAGCTGATGACCGCAGGCCCATCAATCTTGTACGGATTCATTCCGCGTCCTCGTCACCAAACACATAGCGCGATGTGTGAACCATGAGCGGCATTGACTTGCGATCTCGGTTCGTCACAACGTTGAAGTCCATGTATTCAATCGCATCTCCATACGTCATGCCATCTCGAGTCATGAAGATTTCGATGCACTTCTCGTAGCTGTACACAGCAACAAGTTCTTCGGGGCCAACCCATGAGAACCCGAGCAGTGCATCATCGAGGCCGTCAAGTTTGTATGTCATTGAGCTTCCACTCTCATGCTGCCGACGAACTTGGGTTGATTGTCGCGAGCCTTCGCGAGCAGGTAGTCGATCTTCTCGATGTCGAACACAGGCCGTCCAGTTGACATGAACGCGAGCTGTGGGCGCGAAGGATACTCTTGGTTGAACAGCGCAAGATCGTTGGCGATCTCTTTGTCTTGGATCTTCTGCCGGCGCCACAGCAGTTGATCGATGCCAACGCTTTGTAGGCCAACGTTCATGCGCACGAGCTTGGACTTCTTCTCAGGTGCGCAGGTCTTGATCGTGAATGACCCGTCTGCGTTGAACACCAACTTGCGCCCTTGCTTGACCACCACGCTCACCCACTTGTCAGCAGGAGTGAAACGGCGGATGTAAGTTTGCTTGACAAGCCAGCGCTCTTCTTCGTCGAGCGATGCGTTCACTTGCTCGAGGAGCTTGGCGGGGATCTCGCGATTGGATCCGTACGTGCGCGTCCAGCGGTACTCGTCGTGTTCCCACCAGGCGAAGAAGACCGCGTGCCACGGATCGTTGCGCTCTAGCAGGTTGACATCGCGCTGCTTCCACGCACGCCAGAAGTCATCACGGAATTTCCCTTGGTCGCCATTCGCGGTGGACTCGTCGAATCCGTACGTACCTGGCAAGGTAGGCAAAGAAGCCATCACACCAGCTTGCTTTCGTTCTGCGTCGGGCCAGTGCGCGGTTTCTGACAAATGCACCATTGTCCTCGTTCCGCCCCGCCCTGGCTCTGGAGTTTCTGCGGACGTTACGTGGATCTCGCCTCGGATCGGGTCTGTCCATACAAGTGAGCTGGTTGCCTTGGACTTCATCTTGAAGTCCCATGTCACGGGTTCGTTGGTCTGCGGGTTGTACGTCTTGACCATGGACGTACGAGCGGTGTCTGCGATTTGCAGCAGAAGCTTCGAGCGGTCTTTGTTGTCGGCGATGATCAGTCCGCGAAAGTTCTTCTCGCGCAGGAGCTTCTCGAACATGCACGCCTGCACGTACGTGGAGAAGCCCATCTGGCGAGCTTTGAGGATGATGATGCGCACCGGCACACCAGCCATCTCCATCTGCATGATCCACGACTCAAGCCGGCGCTGTGCGCGGTTGAGCTTCAGTGGATGGATCTTGCCGGCCTTGTCGCGGATGGGGAAGTAGCGCTCGATCCACTCACGGCGCGAGAGGCGCGTGCGCACAAGCGACACGCCTGACTCCGAGCGAACGAACTCAGGCGCGGGAGCGCTGTCACCGTAGACACCGAAGTTGCGATCAAACAGCCCCGAGTACAGGTAGTTGTCACGTACCTGCACATCCTCGCTGGTTTCGTCAACGCGCTTTTGCAGCGCGGAGAGATCGGCAGCTTTGGGTGCTTTGAACGCCACGTGTCACTTTTGGACGGTCTGCTGTAGCGACTGGGCACGCTCGAACATTGAGTTGATCATCGCGGCCATGCGACCATCAATCTCTGCGATGCCACTGAGCATCTGGTCTACCTGTTCATTGAACTGCTGCGTGGCCTTGCGGCGCTCTTCCAGCAGATCAACGATGGCGGACACATGCTGCGAGCGAGCAAGTGAGTTGAAGCGGTACGAGCGGCGGTTGCGCTCGCGTGCTTTGTTGAGGTGGTACTCGCACATGCGTGTGTCATCGTGCACCGGCTTGGCGCACTGCACGCACTTGCCGCCTTCCTTCATGCGCTGGCGATATTCGCGCATGTACTGGCGGAGGCGTTCACGACGGTCGAGATCAGAGATTTGTGTGTTGTTGCTCATTGGACTGGTGGCCGACGACTCATCGCCGCCGGCCAAGATTCTCTGCCAGTCCCTCTACACAGAGAGTCCTGGCTGACGGTACTTCAGCGCATTGACTTGCTGCCACGGCAGCGCCACTTCT